GCCGGCGTCTCAACTGGCCTTGCTGCCCACCGCCGAGCGCCAGGCGTTTCTGGCGGAACTGACCCCCGAACAACTCGCGGCGCTGGAATTTGACTGGCAGGGCTTCTGGAGCCGCCCGGCGCAACGCCCGCCATCCGGCCGTTGGAAGGTCTGGCTCATCTTAGCCGGGCGAGGCTTTGGCAAGAGTCGCACCGGCGCCGAGCAGGTCCGGGAGTGGGCCTTGACCCCCAAGCAGCGCATTGCGCTCGTCGGCGAAACCGCCGCAGACGTGCGCGACGTCATGGTGGAAGGCGAGAGTGGGATCCTGGCGTGCTGTCCGCCCTGGCTGCAACCGAAGTATGAGCCGTCCAAGCGCCGCCTCACCTGGCCCAACGGGACCACGGCCACGACCTACTCAGGGGACGCCCCAGAACAGTTGCGAGGACCCCAGCATCATCATGCCTGGTGTGACGAACTGGCCAAGTGGAAATACCCGATCGACTGCTGGGACAACCTGGAGCTGGGCCTGCGCTTGGGCGACGACCCGCGCTGCGTCGTGACCACCACGCCCCGGCCGATCCCGCTGCTCAAACAACTGCTCGCCGACCCCGGGACGGTGGTGACGCGGGGCTCCACCTACGACAACACGGTGAACATGGCGCCCTCCTTCAAGGAGCGTATCCTGGCGCGCTACGAAGGGACACGCCTGGGCCGCCAGGAACTCTACGCCGAGGTGCTGGAAGACACGCCAGGCGCCCTGTGGAGCCGCCAGCTGCTGGAGGACACACGGGTGCGGGCGGTGCCGGCGCTCAAGCGGATCTTCGTGGGCCTGGACCCCGGTGGTGACGCGGGGATTGTGGCGGCCGGGCTGGGCGAGGACGGCCACGGCTACGTCCTGGACGATCGCAGTGTGTCGGGCTCGCCCGCGACCTGGGCGGGGCAGGCGATTGCGGCCTACCACACGTTGCAGGCCAATGCGATCATTGCCGAGCGCAACCACGGCGGCGAGATGGTGGAGCTGACGCTGCGCACGCAGGACCCCAAGGTGGCGGTCAGCACTGTCTGGGCGAGCCAGGGCAAGTATGCGCGGGCCGAGCCCGTTTCGGCCCTCTACGAGCAGCACAAGGTGCACCATGTGGGGATGTTCGCGGCCCTTGAGGACGAGCTGTGCAATTGGGTTCCTGGGGAAGGCTTGCCATCTCCTAACCGTCTCGATGCCCTTGTTTGGGCAATCACAGCTCTGATGCTTGGTCCTGGCCCTGCGCCTCTCGTTGGGGTGGGGGGCACCACGCAACAGAGTCACTGGAGGAGTTAGCCCGTGGCAGAAACCAATGGCGTGATCGCGCCGACGCTGAATGTTCCGCAGTCGATGCAGCCTATCGGGACACCGGGTCTTCGTCAATGGGGCATTTTGCGCGAGGAATTCCTCCAGGAACTCTCTGGCCCGCAAGGGGTGCAGACCTACAAGAAGATGCGCGACAACTCTCCGATTATTGGCGCCATTCTGTTCGCAACCGAATTCCTCCTCCGCCCGGTCGGATGGTCCTGCACCCCCGCCGACGACAGCCAGCAGGCCGCCGACCTGGCGGCGTTTGCGCGCCATGCCTTGTTTGATGACTGCCTCAACACCTGGTACGTTCGGCTCTCGGACATCCTCTCCATGCTGCCCTTTGGCTGGGCGCTGTGCGAGTGGACGCTGAAGCGCCGCCAGGGACCGCACCGCGACCCGTGGCGCTCCTCGTCCGCCACGGACGGCCGCCTGGGCTTTGCCGATATTGGCCTGCGCGCCCAGGACACGCTCATGCAGTGGGTGTTTAACGAGCGTGACGAGGTGCAGGCGATGATGCAGCAACCCCCCCAGGGGGGCGCTATCGTCACTATCCCCCGCGCCAAGTGCCTCTTGTTCCGGCCGACGTCCTACAAGAGTAATCCGGAGGGCCGGAGCATTCTACGCACCGCCTACCGGGCCTGGTACAACTTGACGCAGATTGAAAACATCGAGGGCATCGGCATCGAGCGGGATCTGGCCGGGCTGCCGGTGGTCAAAGTGCCGCCTGAAGTCATGGCGGGACGGGGCGCCGGGGCCGGGGCGGAGGCCCGCCTAATCTATCAGCAGTACGAGCAGCTCGCGGTCAACATCCGCCAGAACGAGCAGAGCGGGATTGTCTTCCCCCTCGTCTACGACCAGGACGGTCGTGAGCTCTACAAGGTGGAACTCCTGAGCACGGGTGGGCGCCGCCAGTTCGATACGGACATCATCATCAAACGCTACGAGCTGCGGATTGCGCAGAGCGTGCTGGCGGACATGATCCTGGTGGGCCATGAGCAGGTGGGCTCCTATGCCCTGGCGTCCTCCAAAACGAATCTGTTTGCCACAGCACTCGGCGGCTACCTCGATGCCATCAGCGACGTGTTTCAGCAGGAGGCGCTCCCGGTGCTGTGGCAAGCCAACGGGCTGCCGCTGGCGCTGATGCCGCACGTCGAGCATGGGGACGTCGAACATGTGGATATTCGGGAACTGAGCGAGGCGATCAAGAATATGGCACAGGCGGGCTTTGATGTGGCTGATTTGGACAGGCCGGTGCGGCTCAAGATGGGCCTGCCCGTGGCGGAAGAAACCGAGGAGTTGGGCTAGTGGGCTGGGTGGCGCTGGCACCACGCACTTCTTCACAGTGGACCCCGAAGCGCTCACGTATCGCCCTGCGCCTGGTGAAAGCGGACTCCAATCCCTACAAAGGGCTCACCGATGCGCAGCTCTGGCAGACACATGCGGGGCTGCAGCAGGCGATTCTCACGCCGCTTGCTCCAGAGTCGATTCCCAAGTACCAGGAAGAATTGAAGCTCCTCGAACAACAGATGCAGGCGCAGGGGCCGATCAAGCCGCCGACGACCGGCACGGTCCCCTCCTCCTGGGCCGACATCAAGGGACCCGCACCCCTCCCTCCCGAAGCCCTGAGTAGCGTGGCGCAGTGGGAAAAGTTGATCGGCATTGCCGAGGCCGCGGCACCGAAGCTGGCCGTAGCGCTGGAGGACGCTTTCAGTTGGTACGGACTCCCGAGTAGTGTGCAGCAGGCGCTGGTGCAGGGCCAAGCCGGGCTGGCGATGTCAGACCTGACCGAATTTGCCATGCAGCAGATGGACGCCAAGTACGCCCCGGTCTTTGCGGACCTGGCACTCGACCTGTTCCAGCAGGTGGCCGATGCGCAGTGGCCGGCGCTGCGCCAGGTCCTCCTGGCCACCGAAGTCCCCGCCGAACTGCCCACCAAATTCCCTGGCGATATTATGAATCCCCGTGCGCAAGCCTACGTCCGGACGGAGGGACTCAATCGCGCCGTCAACCTCTGGAAGCCGACCGTGGAGGCGGCCCGCACCATTATTCAGACCGGGCTGGCCGAGGGCACCACGATGCAGCAGATCGCCAGAAATCTACGCCAGGTGATTGGCCTCCTTCCTGGACAGGGCAAGCAGCTCATGGCGTATAACCAGGGGCTCATGGAGGCCGGGACACCGCCAGCCAAGATCGAGACGTTGACCGACAAGTTCGCGGCCAAGCTCCTGCGCCGGCGTACCATGACCATCGCCCGCACCGAAACCAACGCCGCGCTGAACGTCGCCGCCGATACCTTCTTCGAAGCGGCCCGGGCGCAGGCCAACCTGGCGCCTGACAGCCTCAGACGCTTCTGGCTCATCACCTATGATGGCCGGACCTGCCCTATTTGCCGCGCCATCCCCAGCATGAACGAGGACGGGCATCTGTTTCAAGAGCCGTTTGCTACGCCGAACGGCCCGCAGCAGCGGCCACCGGCACATCCAAACTGTGTGCCAGGCGATGCGCTGGTGCAGGCGTGGGATATTCAGGGCACGAGCCAGCGCTGGTACGATGGGGAGATGGTGCGGCTACGGACGCGTCGTGGAGACGTGCTCACCTGTACCCCGAATCACCCGGTACTCACCGAGCAAGGATGGATCGCAGCAGGCCGCCTCGCGGTAGGCAGTTATGTAGGCAGCGGCCGCGTCGGTGAGCGGCCATTTGTGGGCCAGATGCACGACGACAATCGACCAGCCCGCATGGCAGATATAGTCCAGGCGCTTGGGCAGACGAGCGGCATGGCGCCCATGCCAGTGCCAGTAACCGCCGAAGATTTCCACGGCGATGGGGGCGGCTCCCAGGTCGCAGTTATACGGGCCAATGGCTTCCTGGGGAATAACGGGGACGCCGTGCGCCGTGAGCATGTCCAGCAAGAGCTGCTCGCCAGCATGCAGCCTGCCCTGCCGTTGCAGGGTCTGTGCTTTTTTCATGCGGGTTTCCAGAGGCTGGGGAACCCCACGGACCGCTCGGTGCGCGGCGGCCGTTTGTCGCTGGCGCTGGGCAGCCGTCATCGTGCTCCACTTCAACCGCTCGGCTTCCGCACGTCCACGGATGGGCACCTGCCGTTCACGCAACCGCCTATCGATGACTATCCGTTCGACCCCGAGGCGTTTGGCCAGAGCATTGACCGACTCGCCTGCCAGGTAGTCTTTGATCAACTGGTCAACATCGAGCGCTATCCGTTTCATGGGTGGGTGTATAACCTCCAGACTGAGGATGGATGGTATATCTGCAACGGTATTATAACACACAATTGCCGTTGCGTCGTGATCGTGCGGCCCGCGATCATCGCCACGCCGCACCTGATGCCGCCTCCAGAGGTGCCGCCTCCGGTGGCGTTTCCGGCCCCCGAGCCGTTTCCTGCACCGGAGCCGACTCCCCCGCCTCCACTACCCAAGGTGAAAAAACCCAAAGCGCCCAAGAAGCCGAAGGTGCCAGCCGCACCCCCGACGCCGGTGAGCCAGTCCTGGGATGCGAACAGTGCCGCGCCGGAGTGGGCCACGGACCCGCCACCGGCCTTCTGGGCCAAGACGCCAGATGTCGATGTGGGGCCCACACCCAAGATTCCCATGGGGAAAGTCTCGACCGGCGTGGTCATGATCGAGGACGGCAAGGTGTGGGTGTACGAGCCCAAGAATCACTACGGGGGCTACAGCACGGCCTTCCCCAAGGGGACGGTAGAGACGGGCCTGAGTGGCCAGCAGAACGCCTTAAAAGAGGTCTGGGAAGAGACCGGGCTGCGCGCCAAGATTACGGGCTTTCTGGGGGATTTCCAGGGCACGACCGGCACGACGCGGCTTTACGTGGGCAGTCGTATGGGCGGCAACCCGACCAAGTTTGGGGATGAAACGTGGAGCGTCAAGCTGCTCACGCCCGCCGATCTGGAGCAAGCCTTCCTGGCGCAGAATCAGAGCTATCCGCTGGAAGCCCTCCAGGTCCTCAAGCAGAAGGGACTGATCAGTGGCACGCCCGGGGCGCCGCCGGTGACGCTGCCATCCGCACCCCCACCGCTTCCCGTCACGCCACCGACCCTGGCGGGCATGCCGACGCCTCCCCCTGCGCCTCCCACGCCACCAGCACCGGCGAAACCGAAGCCTCCACCGCCGACGATTACGCAGGACGTGGTGCGCGGCGAGATGGTGCAGACCCTCGGCGGCTCGACCGGAGCGGAACTGTGGCGTGGCACGGACGGCAAGCTGCGGGTTATGAAGAAGCCCGCCAAGGACCAGGCGTACCAGGAATTTCTGGCCAATAAGCTCTACAAGGAGCTGGACATTGACGCCCCGGAGCAACAGCTCGTCATGCACGAAGGCAAGATTGTCGGGGTGGCGGCGCCCTACCTGGAAGGCGGACAGACGCTCCAGCAGGCCGGGCTGACGCAGGAGCGCTCGCGGGAGTTTCTCAAAGGCTTTGTGGCGGACGTCTGGCTGGCCAACCGCGATGCCGCTGGACTCACCCTCGACAACGTGCTGGTGCGCGGCAATGCCCTCACCCGTATCGATAATGGCGGCTCGCTCCAGTACCGGGCGCAGGGCGCCAAGAAACCGGCGGCGGAGTTGGCGCAGATCAAAGAGTGGCAGGGCTTCCAGACGCCCTCACTGAACCGCTCCTATGCCCAGATCTTTCAGAGCAGCGGCTACCATACCCCCGAAGGCATCCCTGAGTTAAAGGCCCAGGTGCAGGCGCTGGTGGACCTAGGCGCGCGCACCAACGGCTTTGCCGACCTGGTGCCGGCGGCCAAGGGCATTACGGCGAAACAGCGCAAAGAGTTAGTGTCGCTGTTGCAAAAACGTGCCACACTCCTTGAGCAGCAAGTCGGGATCGTGCGTGAGGGCCAGGACACGGCGACCCTGACCGCCGGCGTGCGGAAGTACTTAGGGAGTCGCTACGATGCGGAGGCGCAGTTCGTGAGCCGCAGAAAGGTTCCAGCCGCGATGCCCGAGGTGGAAGCCGTGTCGGTGGCGGCGTATACGGGGGCGTACTCCACGCGCATGAACCAACCCTTCTGGACCGAGCGCGATGCGGCCACGCGCGCCAAGGAGCAGACCGAGCGGGGTGCGATCATCGAGGCGGCGACCCGGGGGCTATCGCAACTCGAAAAGTCCAAGGACGGCGAGCGCTATTACCGGGGCGTCGATTATATCTCGACGCCGCACCTGGCCACGCATGTGAAGGGGGGGACGATTACGCTGGAGGGCTTTGCCTCGACGAGCCTCTCCCGCGACACCGCCAAGAGTTTTGGCAGTTCGCAGTATCTCTATACGATTCGCAGCCACGGGGGCTCCGCTGACGTGCGACCTCTGAGCCATTATCAGGGCGAGCAGGAGTTTCTCTACCCCCCCAATACGCAGTTCCGTATTCTCGACATTATCAAGGAACCGGACGTCATCCATCCGGTCTATTACATTGAGGAGGTGCCGCAGGTGGGCAAACGTGACGGAGACGACCCACGCCGCGCCGTGGACAAGGCTGATGGCGACGAGGACTGGCAACAGTTTAAACCGGATCTGTGGCCCGAGGATTTCGACACCTGGACGCACGAGGATTTTGTGGCGGATGCCAAAGCCATGGAGGCGGCCGATGCCGGGAAAGTGCCGACCGCCGAGGAGCTGGCGATTGCCCGGCATTTTGCGGAGAAGCAGGCCAGTGCCTCCAGTATGCACCAGCGCGATCCCAACGCGCCGTCTGAGACCGATTAAAAAACTTCTTGCGTTTGCCCTGGCCTATGCAGTACCTTCCCTCGCAGGCGTAGTACGGAGTCCCCTCCGGCTACGCCTCTTTTTTGTGTGTGTCCACCGGAGTGCTCTCCGTGCCAGCGCCTCCCCAACCCTCACCCGGGAGGCACCATACCATGCCCTACGATGTCACGGGTTACGACAGTGCGGGCGTGCTCCACGCCTACGTGCTGGCCGATGATGGCAGCCTGAGCGGCGACGCGACGCTGCTGGTCGACTGGCTGGCCGCCAATCCTGTCCCCGAGCCTGGCGAAGACGTCCCTGTTGCCGAGCCCGGCGAGCCGCCGACGCCGGAGCAGTTGGAACTCGCGCGCCAGCACTATTCGAAATTGCTCACCAACGTGCAACTCAGTCCGCAACCCATCGCAGATACCGACCTCACGCCTCCTGATCCTGAAGCGCCGATCGACGCGTTGACGACCGGGGCGCGGTACACGGCGGCGGACCTGAATGCGATGACCGCGGCGGAGGTGCGCGAGCTGGCGACCGCAGCGCATGTGCTGGGGGCGTCCAGCATGACCAAGGAGGAACTGGTCACGGCGGTCCTGGCGAGCCAGGGGGTCTAAGCCATGCCCGACGCCAGCCATGCCGAGTTGCCAGCAAAGATCATGAAGGTCGACGCCGAGCGCCAGTACGTGTTCGGCTGGGCCTCTGTGGCGATCGCCAAGGACGGCAGCCAGGTGGAAGACCTGCAGGGGGATCTCATCGATCCGGAGGATCTGGAGGAAGCGGCCTATCAGTATGCCCTCAAATACCGGGGCAGTGGCGTCATGCATCAAGGGGAACCTGTCGGTGAGTTGATTGAATCGCTGATGATCACCCCAGCCAAGCTGGAGGCGATGGGGCTTGCCCCTGATGCGTTACCGCAGGCGCTGTGGGTCGGGTTTCATATTACCGATCCCGAGGTCTTTGCCAGGGTGAAATCCGGGGCATTGCCGATGTTTTCGATTCAGGGGGACGCCATCCGCGAGGAGGTGTCGTCGTGACCACACGCCTGAAAAAGCTCCGCATCAATCGGATTGATCTCGTGGACGCCGGGGCCAACCCGCATGCGCACATTGCCCTCTACAAGCGCGACGAGCCCACCTTCAAGAACGACATGGGCGACTATACCCCGCGCACCGTGAACCAGATCCTTCAGGAACGGGAAGCCCGTGACCAGTGGTACGAACTCATGAGCGTGCTGGAGTGTTCGGTCAGGGAGATCGTCGGCAGCGCCGATCCGGCCGAGGTGCCGGGGCTGCTGACACAAACGGTCAACGAGTTTAGTGCCGCGGCGAAGGACCTGATTCCCCGGGTCAGCATGAGCAAGGGCTGGCAGGAGGCCGTTGACGAGGTGGAGAAGGCGGGCCGGGTCATTGCTGGGCAACGGTTGACGCGGATTAAAGATGCCATCGCGGCGCTGCAGCAGATCGTGCGCGAGGCAGAACCAGGAGAGAAGGAGCCAGACATGGCAGACGCAGATGTGGCCAAGCGGGCGGCCGAGGCCGAGGCCCGGGTCAAAGAGTTAGAGGCGCAGGTGGCCAAAGCCGAGGACGTGACCAAGCGCCTGGAAGCCGCTGAGGCTCGCGCCCAGGAAGCCGAAGCGGTGGCAAAGCGTAACCAGGAGCGCTTAGAAGAGCGCGAGTATATCGAAAAGGCGCAACGGTACGCGGCCCTCCCCATCAAAGCTGAGGAGGACTGGAAAGTGCTCAAGGCGATCGACGCCATGGAGCCGTCCGTGCGGGACCGGGCGCTCGAGCTGCTCGGCGCCGCCGAGGGGCAGCTGGCGCTCGCCGGCGCGCTCACCAGCGTCGGCAAGGGTGGCGAACGCGCCGGTGGCAGTAGCGCCATCGAGCAACTGACGGCGATGGCCGAGGGGCTGGTGAGTAAGGGGCTCAGCCGTGACGACGCCATGAGCCAGGTGGCGCGGGACAACCCGGCCCTGTATCAACGCTACCGCAAAGAGGCCAGTGGCCGCTAGGGGGTGCCTATGTCTGGCAAGATGACGGTCTTTGATGACAGCTACAGCGCGGGCGCCGATCTCAGCACGCACCAGTACAAGGGCGTGGTCCTGACCGGGGCCGGGACGGTGGGCTTGCAGGACGCCAGCGGGCTCTCGCTCGGCGTGCTGCAAAACAAGCCGCGCCTGGGCGAAGGCGCCCGGGTCATGCATATCGGCCGCACCAAGTGCCTGGCGAACGGCGCCAGCGTGGCGATTGCCGTTGGCGACCGGCTGCGGCCTGGCGTGGGCGGCGTGTTTGAGAAAGCGCCGCTCGGCACTGAGACCAACATTATCGGCATTGCGGAAGAGGCTTGCACGATAAGCGGCGGCCTGATTGATATGTCCATGAGCTTCTTCTAAGGAGGGCCGCCTGATGGCAGAAGTTGGGCTCCATGACTTACACGTCGACTCCTGGCTGACGAATTTATCGATCGGCTACAAGAATCCTGTCTACATTGCCGATACCGTCTTTCCCACCATCCCGGTGCAGCGCCAAAGTAACTTAATCCCGCGCTACGATCAGTCGCCATGGTTCAGGAACCAGGCGCATAACCGGGCGCCAGGGACTATCCCGCACCGCGATGGCTTTACCGTATCGTCGACGCTGTATAGCTGTCTCCAGTATAGCTTCGGCTTTGAGATTCCTGATGAGTACCGCGACAACACGGACGCGCCCTACGACCTGGACCGGGACGGCACGGCGTTTGTTACTGACCGGCTGCAAATGGCCAGGGAGATTCAAGCCGCGACGGACTATTTCAAGCCCGCCGTGTGGGGCTCCAACCATACGGTCGGGGTGGGGCCAGGCCAGTTTGTCATCTGGGACGATTACGCCGACTCGCAGCCGCTGATGGATATCACCAACTGGCAGGAAGAAGTGGTCGGCAAGGGTATCCCGACCCCGAACACGCTGGTCATTGGCTCTGAAGTCTGGGTCAAGCTGAAATGGCATCCGAACCTCACCGGCATTATGCCCACGGACGAGGTGCGGGTCTTTAGCCTGGAGCTGCTGCGTACCAGCCTGGAGCTGGACCGCGTGCTGGTAGGCAAGGCGCTCTATACGCCGAGTCTGGCCGGGACCGCCGAGGCGAGCGTGACCTACAACCGCATCTGGGGCAAGAACGCCCTGGTGGTCTATATCGCGCCGTCCCCGGCCCTGATGACGCCGAGTGCGGGCTATACGTTTGTGTGGAACCGGGTACCTAATGCCCTGCAGTACATCAGTCGGGTGCGGGAAGATAATAGATACCAGGACGTTATCAATGGTTTTTCCCACTGGGACACTCGGGTGCTGGTGCCGAACGCCGGGGAATTCGCCTCGGGCGTGGTGAGTTAGGGGGTGGCCATGCCAACGCGAGAGCGTGCGGCGAAAGAAGCCGCCAGACGCCTGGCGCAGCAGGCGCCCTATGCGGCCGACGGCGAGGAACTCTACTGGTGCCGCTGGCCGAGCGGCTTTACCTATGCCGGGCAGGTGCTCGACGCCGGGCAGGTCTTTGTGCTGGGTGGGCGCCGCAACGACGGCGACCTCATTCGCCTGCGCTACATCGTGGCGGTCGAGGGCAGTCCACGCCTGGCGACGTGCGGGGTGTGCGGGGCGCAATTCATGGATGATGCCAGGCGCGAGGGGCACGGCCGCAAGCGCCACAGTCGTCAGAAGGACGCCGCCAGCGGGGTGCCAGTGGGCGCCGGACTGGCCATGGAGGATCGCAGTAGCGCGGCGGAGGACCGCGCCAACGAGGCGGCGCTGAGGGGGGAGGTATGACGTGGACGTATGATCCAGCTGGGGTGACCCAGGTTGACGAAATTCACTGGCTCTTAGGAGATACTGACCCATCTGACCCGCTCCAGCAAGACGAAGAGATTACCCGCGTGTTGACGCGCCAGCCCAACACCTACCGCGCCGCGGCGTTTATTGCGCGCCAGATTGCCCGCCAGTTTGCCCGCCAGTGCGATCTCGACATTGCCCGCGAGGTGCGTATCAGCCTCTCTGACCGCAGCAAGCAGTACTTTCAAATGGCCCGCGACATGGAAGACGAGGCGAACAAGGGCGCGGGTGGTAGCGGCGGCGTGGGGGTCTTTGTTGGAGGCATCAGTGTCGGGCAGAAGCAGGCGGTCGAGAGCAACGAGGATCGGGTACGGCCCGCCTTTACCCGTGAACTGCACGCAACCACCACGGAACGGACGTGGACTGAGGATGAGGAGAGGCCCGATGCCTGATCTGGTGCTGGTGCCAGCGGAGATTTTGCCGGGTGCGGGGGCGACGTTCACCTACGGCACGGCGGGAGTGGCGATTACCGCCGGGCAGGTGTGCTACCTGGACGGCACGACCCGCGCCTTGACGCTGGCCGATGCCAACGGCAGCGTGGCGACCGCGGCGGTCAAAGGGATTGCCATGCACGGGGCCACGACCGGCCAACCGCTGACGCTCCAGCGCGGCGGCGACGTGACCCTCGGGGCTGGGGCGGCGCTGACGGTAGGAGGGCTCTACGTGCTCTCGTCCA